GTTTTGTTTTATAATAAAAATCACTTGCAGTGGTTCCTACACCAACACTAGATAGATAAAAACTATCATCATCTTTTTTAGTAACATAAAAATCAGTATTAGTTGTAAGACCTGCTATTGGTGTTCCATCACAAGTATATCTAATAATCTCTCCAGATTCATAATCATGATTTGTTATATTAATAGAATTTAAAGATGTGTCTATACCCGAAGATGTAGTAGTTCTTTTTTTGCTTTGATATCCACTTCCACCAGAAATTATATTGATAGATTCTACTATTGATTTTTTATTAATAGATTTTATAAAGTGTTTTCCTATTCCTTTGGATGTTAATGTAATAGTATTGATACCTGCAAGAGCACCTGCTTCATCTTTATGAAGTCTTATAGAAGTTCCTCCACTACCAACGAGAGAAGCAAAATAAGTTGAACTAGTTGTTAAACCACCAACAACTTCTTGATTATTTGTAACATATATTACTTCTTCTGCATTATTAAATTTATGATATGTGCTAAATCCGATGGTAGATGCCAAAGAACCTGTTGTACCAAGACCTACTCTAGGAGAGTCCGATTCAAATGGAACAGAATGCTCTATGGATTGCATATTTACAAAGGCATTAGCTCCTGATCCATTACCACCAGTTATTTTTAATGTTGGAGTCTCTTGATAATCAAATCCAGTATCGATAATTCTAAGATCTTTTAATACTCCAGATACTGCGACAAATCCAGTAGCACCACTGCCAACAGAATCTTTAATATGTAAAAATGGAGGATTGATCACATCATAATCTGTTCCACCAGCAAGAACATCTATGTTTTTAAGTTCTCCATAATGAACTTGATCAAACGATTTGTAATTTAATATCTCTACACCATTTACCAATATTCCAGTATGTCCTGGTGTTGTTTCAGATATAGTTCCCGTATTCTCTGGTGGAGATACCTCTCTTAATAATTTTTGTGATGTTAAAGTTTTATCATTAAATTTAAATGGAGTTATTATATTATCTGTTACAATACCAGTTCTTGATCCATCATTATCAATATTAACAAATTTTTCAGTATAAAGATCAGAACCACTTTTTGCAAATTTAACTGTTGTTTCATTTATTCTCTTTACAAAATAAAGACCTTCATCCATCAAAGATGATTTAACAACAAAATTGTCTATAGATTTTGTACTAGTAGGATCTACGTAAGCATCATTTACTATTTGTGGTTTATAGTAAATTGCATCACCAGTATAGAATCCATGATCGAAAATTGGTACTCCAGATGGAGTGGTTGTTGAATTTGTTATAATTTCAAACTCATCACCAGAAAAACTTCCACTAAAGACAATTCTACCATCACTAACACCAAGTGATTGAGATCCATAGGTAGGAATAGATGATGATGCTATTAATAATTTGTCAACACCTGGAGTATTAGTAATAGTTGCATGGGGTTTATCAATATGAACTGCCCCAACCATTTTCTTACCTGTGTTTGGATGAAAATGTGAAGGACCAGTGTATTGTCTTCCTCCAACAAGATCTACAGGTTTAATATAAACATTCTGTACATTTGTGGTATGTGACGATGCCTCTGGAAAATTTATAGCATTTGTTTTTAAAATTTGTCTTTCTATTGTATAATTTAAATCTCTGTCAATTTCACCTTGACCTTTGATAATAAAAGATTTTTCAGAAGTTAATTGTGTTATATCAGATACTGGTAAATCTATACCATCACTACCAACTAAAACAGCAACAGATTTATCTCCTACTTTAAAATCATGATTAGTTGTTAAAGTTACTTCATAAGTAAAATCAGATATATCTTTAATGTCAATTTTTTCAACTTGATATACAGTAGAAAGATTGTAGAACCACTCATCAACTTTAAATCCAGTATTTCCAATTCCTAGAGTTTTTATTTTTATAGTATTACCTTTTTCATAAAGACAACTAGCATCATCAATATCAAGACCCTCAATAACTGATGTTACCCTTACCTCAATTGTCTCATCAAAATCTAAAATAGACCTTCCATATGCAAAGGTATTGATACCTATATTTTCACCACTTGAAATAGTTTTTGCAATTCCAGAGAGTCCGAAAAATTGAGTTAAATTTTTGGATGTATATGAACTTACACCTACAGTATTATCATTATACTTAAAATGCAACTCTCCAGTTGTTCCAAATCCAACTGTTGAGTCTACATCGATAAAAGTAGTTCCTGCACCAACATCTCCAATTATTCTTGTTCTAGGTGGAGTTACAAAAGTTCCATAAGTAGAACCCTCTACTCTAGAATCTCTATTAAATCCTGCATCTATGCTTAATTTGTAAAAAGTAGTTCCTGCACTTACATTAATGGGTTCAACATGAGTGATAGGAGCATATGCCTTATTAATATTATTTTCTATATTAGTATCTTGATATAATGTAGATAATTCAAGATCCATTGGATTACCAGTTATTGGCTCTACAACAAAATCTCTTGTTATTTTATAATTTGCGTTTGATGGTGTAAATAGAAAATCAGAAGGTCTTATAATTTTTACATTTTCATTATATAAAGTTTTAAATAAAATCTCAAAACCTCTATCAGTTCCTTTACTAGCATAAAAATCTTTTGATTGTTTTATAAAAATATTTTGGTCTAAATTTGATGCTAACTTTCTTGATTCAAATCCAGGAGTAAGTTGATGCTTAGTTTTAACTAAAAATTCTTTAAGAAAGAGAGAACTTAAATTTTGTATAGAATCACCTTTACTATGTTCCTCTGCTGTAGTAGATTCAAATACTAATTCTTCAGGATTATTATCACTTTGATATGAACTAACTCCAACAAAACCTCTAACACATCCAGTAAAAGCAAAAGTGGTTATTCCAGTATAAGTAATAATTTCATCATTAATTTTTAACAATCCATAAGAATCTGGGAAACCTAAAGTTCCCGTAGGATTCTTTTTCATATCAACTTGAATTGTATCATCAACAACACCTATAGAAGCACCCAATCCAACATTTTCAGTAAGACCAACTTGCTCACCAACCTTTGTATATTGATCAATATTTTGAACCAAATCTATTGGTCCACCTTGATATTCTTGTCCTTGATAATATGACTTTAAAAAATCAACAACTAATGGATATTCGGATTTGACATATCCAGGTAGTTGATTTTGAACAACGTTATTAAACTGAATTCTTTTTGTAGACATTTTATATGCTATTCTATCTTAGTAGATTGAAGGACTTTTCATACTTAATATTTATTAGTAACCTCCACCGCCACCACCACCTGTTGAACCACCGCCACCACCAGAAGATCCACCTGTGTATGTACCACCAGAGGATGCAGGAGTAGTTGTGGATGTAGTAGAAGTGGTTCTAGTTCCAGTAGGAGCTATGGCAGATCCTCCTCCTGTAGAAACACTACGTCCACCAGGACGCACTAAAGAACCATTCGCATAACTTGATGAAGTAATATAATTAGAACCAGAAGGATCTAGTCCTGAAGCAATTTCATCAACAACCATTTCAAAATTACTGTTACTAATATCTAGTTGCAAATAAAGATCCTGTAATCCAACAACGTCATTAGAAAGTGGACTTGCTGATATTTCAATAACAGTTTGACCATCCTTTATCATTCCAGATTGTATGTTAACTGGATTAAGAGTAACAACTCCTTTTTTATAATCAATTGTTCCAACATTTCTTCTAACAATTGTTGGAGAATCTGAATTTATTGAAGGAACTGAAAATAGAAATAATGATCCATTCAATCTACTTGTATTAGGGATATCTGCAATATAAACATCATCTAATATTCCTGCAATTCTAAATGCAGAAGATTTAATATTATATCCACTCATTCTCTTAATATAAAATTCATTACCAAAACCAATAGAATATTCGGCAAAAGAATTTAATACAACTCTTAAATCTCTTCTCATATTCACTGTTGTGATATTAGATGTTACAGATTCGTTGCTATTATCAATAATAGATAAAAATTTACTATATTTAAATCTAGCACCATACTTATTTAATTCTGTTGATCCTGCATACTTACTGGCATTGTTTTGAATGACAGTAGAAACAGATTCTGCAGATTCTGCAAGATTTGTGTTAAAATACACTTTTGAATCAACTTCAAGGAAGAGATATTTTAGATCAAGTATTTCAGGAACAATTCCTGCAACTGAATATTTCTTTAATTTCAATTTTAACTGTTCTTTGACCAAATTTGGAAGAAAATCACCAGTTTTTGGTTTTATACTAATAAAAACCTTTCCAAATTGAGGTGGCACTAAATCTTCACCTCCAAAAACGGAAATTGACTCTGTTTCTGGATAAATTTTTGCTGGAATTAGTGTTTCATAGTCATTTGCTGTGATTGCTCTGTTTTGAGAGGCATAAATTCGTGGAGCAAACTTTCTAACTGACTCTACAGACTCAATATCCTCTCCACCAGAGGCAACTATGCCTGTTGTGAGCAAAGAGATGCCAGTTGTAACATTAAATGTAGTTGAGTTACGTGTATATTGAAGTCTTCCCGAAAAATTAAAAGCACTTATCCCATTTGCAGCATCACCGTTAGAAGTAATGTAATTAATCGTGATAAAATTACCATCTTCTAGTGCTTTTCCAAAAATTCCATCTCCAAAAAATATTTCATATCTTTCATCTTCAATTTCTTGTAAAAAATAAACTTTTGAGTTAGATCCTACTTCAAAAAGATTATCTTGTGAATTATATTTTGTTTCTATCGCAGAAGCTTCAGTTGGATTGACTGTAACTGTAATTAAATCAGTGTCAACACCAATATTTGGTAAAATAAACTTCTGATTTGGAACTCTTGACGAAAAAGTGTAAGTTTGGGTTAATAAAGTTCCCTCATAAATGTTAACATCATCAAAAGTTGCAATTCCGTTAAGAACAGGAGCTGTAATATCACTTAAAATTGAAAAAATAAAGGATTGCCCACCAAATGAACCCGTTGATGCTGCCACTGGACCTTTTTTAAGGGTCAAAGAAGCAGGTGTAGGGTTAATTCCAGTAGTATCAACGAAGAACGACACTGTTGCCCTTGCTGCTTGCCTTGGACGGGGTGTATAACCTATGTTTCTTGCCAGTGAAACGATGTTTTTCCTTAAAGTTGCAGTATCAATGAACACTTCATTCGTTACCATGTTGGCATTGTATGAAGTAATGTAGGTATTATATGCTAAAACGTCTAAAATCGTTGACAGGTTAGATCCCTCGAAGTCATAATCCGTAAAATTCGAGTTAGATTTAAGATATTCCTGTAAAGTTGACTTAACTTGGTCAAAATCCAAGTTAGAAAAATTGGCTAATGGCATTTTTATCTACTAGATTGCAAAACAAACTGTAATTCTTGTGTTGGAATCTCCGATCCAATCACATCATATGTAATAGTTACATCAAAACTGTTGTTTTCAAAGTTAGGAAATGCTTTTACATCATCTACTTCTACTCTAGGTTCGTAATTATCAATAGATTGACGAATTTCATCAACAATAATGGTAGCAGTAATCTCATCTATGTTCTCAAAAAGAGATTCAGTGATCCTTGAACCAAAAGATGGGTCAAAAAACTTCTCTCCTGGTGTTGTAAAAACAATATTTCGTATGGAACGGGCAATTGCATTCTCATTTTTGATCGCAATAAGGTCATCACTCAGTGGATTAGACTGAAATGTCATACTTATGTCTTTAAAACCTTGACTGACCCGTTCTATTGGCACACTAATACGGCGATTATAGTTTATTTATTAAGGATTACAAACTATTGTTTCAAATAATCATAGTTTGATCGTCATATTCAAGATCATCTTCTTCAAAATCTCCAAAAATTTCACTTTGTACTAAATCATCACGTTTTTTAGGGGTAAGATGGTCATGTGAAACCTCTCTTAGCATCTTTTTCTTGGAGTTTTCCATAATTTTAGTATGTTTTTACTATTTAACAATAAAAAAAGGGGGATTGCTCCCCCCTTAATCTATTTTCCTTGTCCTCGGTACTTCTTTTTTGCTTTATTGCGAGAAGTTGCGGATAGAAGTGTGTTAGCCGAGCGTCCTTGACGAGTTTTTTTGGGCATCGAGACGAGTTTGACGGTTCCCCATGCACCTTGTGTTGCTTTTGCCATTAAATCACCCTTGTCTTTTCATGTCCTACACGTATGCGAGGGTCGCACCATGTCTCTACACCTGCCTCTTTAGCATCTAGGCAGAAAGACACGTCCTCACCACACATATCTTGTACTCCACCAGATTCAAAGACTTGCATCTTAGGAGCAAACCAAGGATATTCCATATTCTCGAAGACACCCTTCTTAATTAATACCCAACCGAAACCAGTATAATCAACTGTGAAAGGTTTGTTGCGTTTGCCCATAGACTCAACAGTCTCGTGATTCATAACTCCACCGTTCTTACGGAAGTCATCCTCTTCTAACCAGTGTGCAACTGAGGTAGTATGTCCATCCTCTGTAGCATACCAGCCTGCTGCGATCTGTCTTTCTTCACCACTCGCAGGAACTGCTAGATCACATAACTGCCAGAACTTCTCAGCAGTAAACACAATATCATTATCAATCCAAAGTTGGTAGTCATATTCCAATTTACCATCCCAAGGTATCTGTTTTGGTCCACGAAGAACATTTGCACCAAGACACTTACATCTTGCAAAGTTAACCATAGATGAATAATCTTGAGATATCTGAATGCTCATTCCAGACTGTACCATATCAAAGCACAGTTGTACAAAATTCTTTAAAAAGGTATAAGAACAACCTCTGCCAGGTAAACAGAATACAATTGTCTTACCTTTCATTCTCTCCTTAATCGCAGGAATGTCCCACTTCGGTGCTTCCTTAGTGGGTGCTTTGGCTTTAACAGTAAATCCTTTTGCCATAATTCGTAATTACTTCATTTCAATTATAGAGTAATTCTATGTATATGTCAATATTTTTATCTTAATGTGATAACCGTATATTAATATGAATCTCCACCAGGTGGTTCTGCGAATATTCTCACAGGTCCACCAACACCCACCGTGGGGGCAGCAACCTCATAACTCAAATCATCCGACGTATAATCTGTCTTTAACAATCCTACCATGACGTTGAGTAGTTCCCATGTCTCCTCAAATTCTTCTTGTTTTAAATTATGGTATAAGCACCTGTCTTTTGCATATATGTGATACGTTATTATATTTTCCTTTTCGGCACTCATTTTTTCTGGGGGATTTTTTTTATATAGCAAACCTCAGAAGGTCAAAAAATTTTTTCGGGATTTTTTTATATAGATCTCGTTTTCGGTTCGTTGTAGGTTAGGGACTTTCACTTTTTTATAAACGCATCGCCCGCACCGCACGATAACACATAAGGGCAAAATAACTGCTCCTAACTGTCAATAACTCATACGGTCACTAAGTGTATATAATCTATCATAACATTAAAGGGGCAAAGTGTCAACAACCTGCCCCTAATCTGTTTACTAATTGTTACTTATAGTGCTGTATCTTCCACCTCCACAATATCATCCAAGACTGCCAAAATATCCGCACCATTGTTTGCATTTTCTAGCAAGAATTCTGCAAAGTTCGGTGATACTCTGTTTACGTAATCTGCCATAATAAAGTAATAAGAATTGTGAGTAAATTAAGAGTGTCAGACCCTTACATAATACTGACACTTTAAACGCTTCAGTTATAATAATCCAAGGGGCAATCTATATCCTCTATGTAACAATCAAGGTTCTCATTCTCTTCAATTTGTAACACTTTCCTCCAGTCAATTTGCCGTGGGTTTAAGTCATCCAGGACGTCTAATTCTAACGTTATTCTATACTTTCTCTTCTGTCCGTATGTGTAAGAAACTGACATGAGATTAGAGGGGTAAGAGTGTTACTTTGTATTCTAAATCACCTGTGGAAAAATGTCAAGAATTATGATAATATTATGTATAAATCCTTATATTTTAAAAAACGTAATATCCTGACAAAATATAAACGAGGGTTTGACAATTTCTAGGAGATCGTGTTATAATCTGCTCGGTAAGATCACTATAAAAACTAACATTAATTCCACATAATATCCACACTAATTAAGAAGAATTACACACATATTCCACACTATTACTAACACTTATCCACATACTTGTTGAAAAGGTATAAACAAAGCAACCCTATTTATTAGACCATTTTTATTACTAATTAAACGTAATTTAACCTAATTCTTTATAGTTTTCCACAGAAATGCCTCCTAGTTGTGGAAAACTAAGAGGCAAATCGTGTTCTAATTGTTTACTAATAGTTGTGTAATGTACGGTATGGTTTATAACACTTTTGATACTCAGATTGCGTTGTTCTCATGTATAACCAATCTTGATAAACTTTCTCTGGAATGTCATCAATTTGTGGGTAAATTTTGTCTTTGTTCATAATAAGAATTGGTGTAAAGTTTGCTTACTGTTGTTGTAAATGTAGAGGGTAATTTGTCTCATTAAACTTACCATAACTGAACGTACTATCTTTAACAATTTCATTATAGAATTGCTCATCCCACTTATACTTTCTCATGCCCATTTTGTCTACTAATGTATCAACTTTGTCTGCATAATCATCATCTCTATATGTACTAATATCACCTTCTAATTCTTGACTATCTATTACTTTATGTGCCTTATCATTAAGTGATAAACTACCAGCATATTGTGTCTTATTTAATATACAAACCTTATGAATGTTTAGCAGTTCGTTCATATCAACTCCCTCCCAATCAGTCCAATCTGATACATAATCTTCACACGTAAAATCACCAGTTTCATCTACATTTAGTGGGCAAGATTTGAACTCTAATTCATCATCTACCCAGAAGATTCTTCCGAATTTGTTTGATTTAAACATGATTAATTACCCTCCTTGTTTGAATAATTGTGGTAGAGATTATCAATTCTTGATGATACTTTACTCATTTCATCTAAGTGATAATTATTTGTCTCTAATTGATATTCGTTAAGTGCAATCGAAATGAGACAAAGTTCCTCTTTGTTTATATCAATTAGCAT